GAAAGAGTAAATGTTCCATATTTTGTATATTCATTAGCCGGTAATTTAATTTCTTCGATTGCAATTTTTAAGTTTAAGCTTGACCATTCTCCTTCAGTTAAGCTAACAACTTTAAATAAGTTTTGTAATTCTGTGTATTGATTTTTTTGAGTAGGATCAGGTTTAAAAGAACTTGTTACACCTAAATGTTGAGAAACAATCCAACCAGTAGATGCATCTTTAGCATTTTGTTTTTGATTTTCAAAACCAGATAATTTTAATAAAATTACAGCCATAGTGTTTGTCTCACTGGGGCCATTTTTTAATCTAAAACTTCTCCAATTTTAATGTTACCGATACCTAAACATTGCTTAACCCAAGTAGTATATGTTTCCCCAAGGAAATATTTTCTTGAGTCATAAGCAGTTGGATTAGTATTTAATACATTTCGAATATATTTTTGTTTTGAATTTTCATTAAAATTGACACTAGAGGTAATTCCATTAATAACTACTCTTGTTTCGGCATAAGTATCATCTGCTTTTAGCCAAGTAGCAAGAACGGGATTAGCTAAAGAAGTATTAGAATCTAGATTTCTACCAACCAAACCAACGGTACCAAAAGAATAAATAATAGCAGCTAAGGCAGCTTTATTATTAAGTCCGCCAACTTTAGTAATATTTGTACCATCAGAAGTAGCAGGAGCAATAAATAAGCCATAGGCATGAGTTGTATCCCAACCAGCTTTACCACCAATTGCTTCTTCTGCTAAATGTTGATATCCACCTAGACGAACGAAAGTTACAGGAGAAGAGTTTCTTAAATAAGCTTGTGCCGCATAAGCAGCATAAGTGGGAGTTGTTCTATTGCCACTTCTCCAAACGTCACCACTCTTACCACCGGCTACTGGTTCGCCAAACACTTCTACGAAATCAGAAAAACTTTCTACTCTTACAGGACGCATCATGGGTCCACGCAATGAACGACCAATAATAACTGGTCCTATTTCTCTTCTGGTAATCTTGGTAATTGTGAATTGTCGATTTCATTGACAAATACACCGGGGCTTACAAATCTAAACTTAGAAACTGACATTATCTGATTCTCCTTTGGGAGTTAAAACAATAAAATTTATAGTCTTTTTGACTTAATATAAATAGTAGTTCTATTTTGCAAAATACTATAATTGTTACTTTTATTTGGAATTAAACACACCTTCGCGTGCTTTAATACACTTAGCGACAATATCAAATTTATAATCTATTTGTCCGAATAAATTTTTTGTTTCTGCAATGGTAACTATTTCATAAAAAGTATCACCGTAAAGAACAAAATCACCTTCACGAACATATAGATCTTTATCTTCTGTTAAACGTCTACGATGAAATTTAACAGTAATATTAGTAACACGATCAATACCAAAAACTTTTGTTTCTGTTTTGCTTCCTTCCCATTCAACCATAGCCTGAATTTCTATTGGAGAAAGAAAAGATTTTTGTACTGCTTCACCATATATTGGATGATAATTTGTATGTTCTCTGCTTATTGGATAATAAACTATTGTTTGTCCAATGATTCTTTCTATTACTTCATCATTTATTTGTTTAACTAAATTACGTTCTTTTTCGCCAAGAAAAAGAGGTGGTGGTGGAGCTTCTGGCTGTTTAGCGATATTAGATGCTAAACTGTCTTTTGTTTTCTTTTTACGAGCCATTTAATTATCCTACAAAAATAAGATTTGGAATAAATTGTTGTGTCTTAGAGGTATCTTCCATCATCTTTGCTCCGTCTTCACCAACTTTAACATATGTCATTTCAGTTAATTGAGTTTTTAATTCTTCACGTAACTTATCTTTTTCCTCTTTTCCTTCACTTATTAATTTGTCACCATTTTTTACTTTATCAAACTTGCTACGTATATGTCCTAACATTTCTTTTGCAGTAGCCAAAGCAAAACGACGAATCCATTGTTTTCCCATGCTATTTATTTTATCATATGGTAAATTTTGGAACGGTAAGCTATTAACGTTATTAACGCCACCAACGGCACTAGATGCGTTATTATCACTTCCAGATAATGTTGTTTGTTCCCAAGCATTTGATCCTACGGTAAAATCAAACCAGAATTTTAAAGGAGAAGAAGAATTTGGAACAGGGAACAATCTTAATATATTGTTACGTAATTGATAAGACCAATGACTAACCCGTGTTTTAATTGCATCTTCATATGCCATCGCTTGTAACTTATTTTGCCAAGCTGGTATTATTTCAAACGTACTGTCATCGGCATATTGACCATATGTAGATAAGTTTCCAACAACATTAAGACCACCAAAATAACCATAGAAATTCCAAGAAGCAGCAGCAGTTTTATAATATACTTTCATTATATTAATTCTTTTTCCGTCAACTTTCCAACCTTTTGCGGCAGCTGATGCAGAAACTATATTTTGTAAATCATAATCTTGAGTACCAGCTGTAATGTCAAAGGAAGCAGAATATATCGGTTCATCTCCATTAACACCAACCATATTGTTTACTGTGCTAAAGATATATTTTTAGCATATGTAAATTGCATTTTTGGAAATGCCAACGAGGCATTGGCTAATTTTTCTGCGTTATCACCCGTTAACTGTCCATCACTGTTAAAAGAACCAGTCTCTTGTCCTAAGAAAAAAGGTAATGAATTTTTTGCCTGATGCAAATTTATAATATATGAATATTCCAAGCACGCTTCTTCATAGGCAGAATGAATTTGTGTTTCAACTAATTCTATATCTAATACATCACCGCCAAGCTTTTTATATGTAAATGCTACTTGTTCAACAGAACCGGTTTTATACGCAGCTATTTGTTGTTCATCCCAATAATCGGTAGATACATAAACACCAAAAGGTAAAGTTTGTAAAGAAACATTTTCTGTATTACCAGTTGGAGGTAATATAACTTTGCTCATTTGTGAAACAGGTGAAAAATTAGGAATTGCCATTATTTATTCCTCGGAAATAGTATAGTAAATAGTTTTAATTATGCTCTTTCTTCACAAATAAAAAACCCCACTACCTTTCAGTAGCGGGGCAAAGATTTTAACCCCTCTTTTAATTATTAACCTTCTAAGTCTTCTACAACTACCAAGCCGTACATGTCTGGGCGAACCATTGCCTTACCATAACGTGTTAATACTGCCTTACGAGGTGAGAAGGTGTTTGGATCGAAGATGGTTGGTGTGCTTTGTAGTGGTACGTATGGTGCATATACGTAACCGCTTTCTAAGAAGCTTCCACCCTTACGACCAACAAGAATTACGTTGCGGAGGAAATATGGGTGAACAATGATATCCCACTTCTTATTTAAATCACCTACCTTTACTGCACCTACGGTGCCCTTTTCTGCATCGTTTGTTACAGAAGCGCGGAAGCCGCTGGTGAATTCAAGAACGTTAGCAACTTCTGGTGAGCAAACAAGGAAGTTTGCACCACCGCGAAGTGTCTTACGGTGAATGAGTGCTGATACATCGTTGATTGTTTCAACGAGTGTTTCGTACCACATTGATACGTTACCAGTGAAGTCTGGAGGAGCTACAGCATTGTTTTGATCTTGTAATGCTACACCGGTTGAACGATTTACGAACTTACCGGGACGACGGCTCCAATACTTAACACCTGCTGTTGCACCCTTAACTAGATCGTTCAAGATTTCTTGATCGATTTCAAGACCGATTTGTTCAGAAAGAATGCTTGTTAATTCAACTTCTGCATCGAGGTTGTGGTAAGCATTTAAATCTTGACCTAATTCTGGGGTCCATGCTGCCTTGAGCTTACGGGTACGAGCAGTGATAGAGAAGCTGTCAACCTTTAATTCAACTTCTGGAATTTCAGAAGAATTTTCAAAAGTCCATGGTAAATCAGCCTTAAGAGCACCAAGGGCATGATTACCTACGCCTACCAAATTATCTTTAATTGGGTAGGAAAGTAATGCATGTGAACCGCTTAATACTGTTGCCCCTTGGCAGAGGTTGCACTTGGAGTTGCAATTACTAATTGCAAGTACTTAGTACCAGATACGTCACCTTGTGGTAATACGCCCTTACCAGTTACTACGTCAGTCAATCTACGTACTACAACAGCGCCGCTTGCCATGGCAGAACCGGTGGCATCATTTACAGCTGCCCCGCCGTCTGCTGCTGCTTGTGCAAGAGAAACAGCGAATACATCTTTTTCTGCCAATAATGCACTTTGTGAAAGATCACTAAGAGCAACACGTAATACAGAAGCGGATGCATATGTTACAGTATCTAATAAATCTGGATCCCAACGAATTAATCCCTTTTGTAAGTCAGAAGAACCAGAAAGAGCAAATGCTGTTAATTGAACTACACTAGCAGTTGGTACGAATGTGTGATAACGTGAAGTGTTATAACCATTTGCTAAATTGTAGAAACCCTTTTCTGTTTGTGCGCCGTCTAAGCGAACACCACCAGTGATTTCTACACCAAGACGATCACCAAAGAAGGAAGAACCTGTTTCAAATACGCGGTCGCCTACGTTACCTACTGCTGTACCACGCTTGAAATCCATGAAGAATACAAGTCCTGATGGTAAGCTCATTGGTTGTACGCTTACGAGATCGTTAGCAATTAAGCCAGCGAATACACGGCGAACGATAGGGAATGCCACTGCTGCAAAGCCTTGTACGTCACCAGAAGACATTGTGTTAGCTTCGCGGAGTAATTCTTTAGCTTGGTTTTCTAATAATACTGCCATTGTGCTGCGTTCACGTTCTGACTTTAAACCTTCCAAAAGACCAGACTTTTCCCACTTACCTACTACTGCTTGTGTTTCTACTAACCCCTGTTGCGTTCGACAGAACCTTCTGTCAAACGTTCTAATACGTTACTCATTTTTATATCTCCTTAAGATAGTTATTTTTTAATACCCGCTAGGGCCTTCATTCTGTCAGCCATTAAATCGTTTATTGAATTATTGGCAGACTTTTTTACTGCAAATGGCGTAGCAAAA